TTACCGCTAATGACGGTGGCACTTCTGCCAAGGTCTATCGGAACCTTTTCCTTGGTCGCGAGGCTTTGGCCGAAGCGGTTGCCGAGGAGTTCTCGATTCGCCAGGGACCGGTTGTCGACAAGCTGGGCCGGTTCACTCCGCTCGGCTATTACGGCGTGGCTGGATGGGCTCGTTTCAGAGAGGACGCCTTGGTCCGTGCCGAGGTTTCCAGCTCTATTGCCTAATAGGTAGATGATCAGCCCCCTAGGTTTATTGCCTAGGGGGCTTTTCTATTTGGAGACCTCATGCCCCTGACCTATGTCCTCCGTGGACCAACCATCCAAGAAACCCCCGCTGCTTACAATCCTCTCCATATCAGGTATGGCATTCACAGAGGTATCACCATCTTGAGGCGACAGGACGGGACGTATTACGAAACCCGGTTCCCTTTTCAGGATGAGGTTACAGAGGCTTCTGCTGCCTACCTCGGTGGCCACGTCTATTACCTCTCTCAGGAAGAGGCTGACGACCTAACCAATGCCGGCTATGGCCAGTACATCACTCAGGAAGACATCCCCAATGTGTAGCTCCAATTGCCTTACCCAAGATCACAAGAGTTGGGGTGAGTGTGTCAGGGCTAAGGGTCTCAAGATTGCCTTTTGTGGGTCGGCTACCAATCCAGGTAACGACTTGACCGCTGAGAAGAAGTGGACCAAGGAACTGGACGCCTATGCCTCTGCTCGTAAGCAGGGTATCCAGCCGGCTTCTACCAAGATGAAGGACATTGAGAAGGCAGTACGCCTCTCAGACGAAAAGGGGGTGGCATATGGAAGTTCAGGGGGAGCTTAATCGGATCGCCAATACCGTTGGTTTAGGTGAGGCTCTAGCCGCGAACATCATCGCCTCTTCCCTGACTGCTACCACCGTCCGAGGTATGGAAACGGTCGGTGCCTTGAATCTTGCGGCCGGCACAGTAGGGCTGGATATGCAGGGTGCAGCTAACGACCTAGCCGGAACCGTTGGCCTTGGTACAGCGCTAGCCCTTTCTAAGGTAAGTCCCATCTCGTGAGTACTTTCGCAGAGCTGGTCAATGAGGTCCTCATCAATCTTATGGGGGACAGTCTCGACCAGAACGAACAGACCTTTTTGACCGGTCCCATTGATGCCGATGAACTGACCTTCTCCGTTGATGAACCTGCCATGATCTCTCAGGGTTTGATTGAGATCAACGATGAACTGATGTGGGTCAAGACGGTAGACAAGAACAGTGGTCTGGTTACCCTCTCGACTCTCGGTAGGGGTTACCTCTCGACTACCGCTGTCTCTCACATAGCCGGATCGATGGTCACCAATAAGCCTCGTTACTCAAGGGCTCGGGTGAAGCAAACGGTTAATACCGCTATCCGTGGGGTCTATCCGGAAATTTATGCCACTGCCAGCACTGAGTTTCCCTATGTTGCCGCAAGGTATGCCTATGAGGTTCCCGCTGATGTAGACCAGATTCATTCCCTGTCATGGTCAACCATCGGTCCCTCTCGGGTTTGGGAGCCCCTCAACCAGTGGCAGTACATTCCCGATTCGGATACCAGCGTTTTCCCGTCAGGTAAGAGCATCTATCTCTGGGATGGGATTGTCCCCGGTAGATCCGTTCGGGTGACCTATTTGAAGGCTCCTACGGTCCTGGTCAACGATGCCGATGATTTCTCCTCGGTTACCGGTCTTTCTGAGACTGCTCGGGAGGCCATCCTCTATGGAGCCTGTTACCGCTTGGTCGGATTTGTTGAGGCTCCACGCCTTCAGATGTCGGCAGTTGAGTCCACACAGAGATCAGTGATGGTGCCTGCCGGCTCTGCCACCAACACCGGCAAATTCTTTTACAGCCTTTATCTCGAAGCTGTCGCAAGAGAACGGCAGAGACTTCTACGGCTTAACGGCAACTCGACTCATAGGACTAGGCGACTGCTCTAATGGTTCAGAGGCATTACTCCTCCAATGCTCGGGAGACTACCCTCCTCGTTCCCATCACCGATTCTGATACCTCTATTCAGGTTGACAGTCCTCTAGGGTATCCGGTTACGACTCCCTTCCTCATTCATTGTGAGCTTGGTTCCTCCAATGAGGAAATCATGTTGGTCACCAATGTGGCGGGTAACGTCTGGGATGTCACGCGAGGGTATGACTCTTCCTCGGCCTTGTCTCACTCGGTTGGTGCCAAGGTTGTCCATGGGGTAGCGGCGATCGACTTCAAGGATGCCGCTGACCACATCAATGCCACCGGTAATGTCCATGGCCTTGGTTCCCTGTCTAACGTCGTCGGCACGACCGATACGCAGACCCTAACGAGCAAGACCCTTACCTCTCCCTCTATCGCTGGGGGAACCCTTTCAGGGTCTTTCAGTGGAAACCTGACGACCTCAGGCAATGTCTCTGCTGTAGACGTAACCGCTTCCGGTGCCCTCAAGGTCGGCTCTGTAAGCCTTTCCCCATTGGCAGGGGCTTGGACGTCTTGGTCTCCCTCTTGGACGGGATCAACCACTAACCCGGCTATCGGCAACGGCACTCTTACCGGTACATACCTCCAGGTTGGCAAGACGGTTTTCTTTGACATTGTCATGGTTGCTGGAACCACGACTACCTATGGAAGTGGAGAGTTTCAGTTCTCTCTACCGGTAGAGGCGAAGAACGGTTTTGCCGCTACCGTTTCTCTTAGGGGTGGCTCACCTCTTAACTCAGTTGCGGGATCTGCTGACTGCCGTTCCGGTAACCCTGCGACTGCGATCCTTCACATTGGCTCGTCTTCTGGCCCTGTTACCTCTTCTGTCCCTTGGACTTGGCTACAGAACACCAACCAGGCTATTAAGGTCTCCGGAGTGTACGAGGCTCTCTAATGGTTTATTCGGAGATCCGTAAGAAGCTCCCATTCTCATTAACCTTCCTATCTCAGTCTTCGATCCCCCCATTTCAAGATCCCCACAACTCCTATGATGTGGCCATCGGGGGAATCCCCTTCAACCTGGCCATTGACGCCAATAACCCTCTCATGCGGTCAACGGCTCAGTTCAAGAAGGACCAGCTTGATACCTCCGATGAACCGGGAGAGCAGTCCCTTACCGGTTGGTGGATTAGGTCGCAGTCCTCTTTCCACCTCGGATCGGGGTTGAAGTATGGAGATCCCCAACTAGATCCTTCGGCAACCTTCCGGTATGACCAGTCCGAGGGGGTAGACGTTTGGACCCTTGGCCAGGTCTCTCTACTTCCGACTACCGCCAAGGTTCATTCTGCTACCGGTAACGTCAAGATGGTTACTGGCATATTCAGTGGTACTGAGGTCTATTACCGAGTTGACGGCAACAACGTCATCAGGGGTACTTCGGCCGGTACAGAGACCACCATTTCAACCGGTGCCTCTCCCGTCCTGGCCATCACCACCGACGGATCAGATGTTTATTTCGCTGATACTTCCACCATCAAGAAGAGTGCCGGCGGTTCTACCACTCTTACAACTGAGTGGAACCTTTCCTCTGCTACCTCGGTGACTCTGGGATGGGTCAAACAGCGGATGATTGCAGCAGTAGACAATAAGGTTTACGTCCCTACCTTTGGTAGTTCAACCCTTCCCGGTCCGGTCTATTCCCACCCCAATGCCTCTTGGGTTTGGTCGGACATCTCCGAGGGACCTGAGGCAATCTATGTCTCTGGTTCTGTCGGTAATCGGTCCTCTGTCATCAAACTAGGACTCGACAACCAGGGAGCCGTTCCCACTCTGACCAATGCCACTGTTGTTGCCGAGATGCCTACAGGGGAAACGGTCAGGGCTATGAGGTCCTACCTTGGCACCTATCTGGGAATCGGCACCTCTAAGGGGGTAAGGATTGCGACCTTCCAACAGGGAGGGGCTATCGCAGTCGGTCCCCTTATTCAGACCCCTTCCCCGGTTAAGTGCCTTGCTGCTAGAGGAGACCACTTCCTAGCCGGCTTCACCAATGGTTTCAGTAATGGGCAGTCTGGTCTGTTGAGGGTCTCTCTTGCCGCCACCCTAGATGACGGTAGAAACCCGTATGCCCCTGACTTACAGGTCCACGCTATTGGTTCTGTCGATTCTGTAGCGGTCCTGTCCACCTCAGACAAAATCGTCATAGGGGTAATGGATCAGGGGATCTATCTAGAGGATGACGATCTAGAGGTCTCTGGTTTCCTACAGACCAGCCGGCAGAGGTTTAACACGGTATGGCCAAAGCTGTTCAAGAGGTTCAACGCTAGAGGCGATTTCTTCGGGGCTATGTCTGTCTCGACCATCGATGACACCGGCACTGAGACTTCTATCCTCTCCATCTCCGGTTCAATTGATCAGACTCAAGACTTTGCGATCAATTACCCGGACACTCCTCAGGAATTCCTAGCCCTCAAGTTCACCCTTCATGTCTCTGATGATGACCCCTCGATTGGAACCGTCTTCCGGTCTTACCAATTGAAGGCATTGCCCGGTGGACCTCGGCCACGACAGATTGTTCTCCCTCTCCTCTGTTTCGATTATGAGAGAGATGCCAGGGAGACTCTTTCCGGTACTACCGGCTGGGCATGGGATCGTATCCAGGCAATAGAGGCTCTGGACTCTGCCGGGGATGTCGTCCAGTTCCAAGACCTCAAGGCCGAAACTGCAACCCTCTGCACCATTGAGGGGATCGAATTCAGACAGACCCAATCTCAAGGAATCAACGGATCTCGGTTCGGAGGGATCCTCACCATTATTCTTAGGACACTTTCTCTGTGAGTACCATTCTCGACAATCTTATTACCGTCATCGTCTCTTCGGGCATCCTCGGTGTGGCCGGTAAGTATGCCCTGTCTGCCATTAACTCAGGCATCACGGATTTGCAGGCGAACATTTCCAAGCATCTGACTCCCAACGGCGGATCCTCGGCTTACGACCAGATCACTCAGGCCAAGGACCTTGCACAGCAGGCTCTAGACGTGGCCAATGCCACCAAGGATTCTCTAGAGACTCTGGAGATGAGTAATCAGGAAGCTCTCAAGGAGCTGTCAGACAAGATCGATGCCCTGAGTGTTTCCCGCCTTCCGTAGTGGCGGTTCCCACCTAGGCAAGAACCCCATTGCCGTTTGGCAGGTTGTCTCTGTTCATCAGGACTCCATCAAGAACACCTTTGACTACTTGAACTATTTGGGTCACTGCCCGCATTACCTGTGGAAGCCGGATACCGGGGAAGTACTCCAGTGCCTAGACCTCGATGAGGCAGGCCGGCTCTTTTCCAAGGACATCAATCAGGGTGGTTACCCCTGTATTCAAATTGCCGTCTTAGGCGACAGGACTAAGCCCTTCACTGATGATCCTCTAAACGGAGGGGCCTCCATTTTTAAGGCGTTGAAGGACAGGGGGGTACCTGAGGTATGGCCTAAGGGTCCTCCGTCCCTTAAAGGGGGGTATACCGAGGTGTTTAGAGGCACTCTAGAGGCAGGGCATTACTCGGTAGATCAGTTGGATCCTGCCTATCTCGGCGTTGGTCAAATCGATATTAGGAAGCTTGGTTATGCCGTACCTGACTCAGTTAGCTGAGGTCGCCCGTAGAACTGGTTATCCCGTAACAGAGATCGAGGGTTGGAAGTCTCGCGGTCATGGGGAACAGGCTCACGTTCAAGGGGTTGTTGCTCATCACACTGCCGGCCCAAAGGCAGGAGGCGATTACCCCTCTCTCAACACCGTCAAGAATGGTCGTCCTGGTCTAGATGGACCCCTGAGTCATTTTGGCCTTGGCCGGTCTGGTCACATCTACGTCATTGCGGCTGGACGATGCTGGCACAATGCTCCGTCGACTGGTCTCAAGTGGTCCAACTCCTACTCCATCGGCATTGAGGCTGAAAACGACGGTAAGCAGGCATGGCCCAAGGAACAGCTTGACGCCTATTACAAGCTCTGTGCCGAGATCTGTAAGGAATGGAATCTCTCGGCTAGCGTCGTCAAGGGACACAAGGAGGTCAATACTGCCAAGATCGATCCCCACTCCCTGAATATGAACGACTTCAGATCTGAGGTCGCCAAGGAGATGACGGGAGCTGGTCACCCTGCCTCTTCGGTGAAGGCTCCCGCTTGGCCTGGGGTCTACCTGAAGTACCCTCCGACTACCAACAACTCTGCGGTTAAGACCTGGCAGACCAAGATGAAGAGTCGGGGTTGGTCCATCACTGTGGACGGTATCTATGGTCCCGACTCCGAAAAGGTCTGTCTCCAGTTTCAGAAGGAGAAGGGTTTGCCGGCTG